TCCAAAAGAATGGTTTCAATTAGAACCTCTTGGCTTTTATAAAACTTTAATTTATATTAATATAATGACTGGTGAATATGAAACTATAAATTTACAAAACTATGAATAAACAACAACAACTTAACATTGACATTAAAACTACAACTCCTATTAAATCACCCGAAGGTAATATGGTGTTTCAAGAGGGCATAATATTACGTAAGGTATCAAAATTTATTGCGGGTACGGCTGAAGACGGGGTTATCCCTATACCTGTATTTTTTGATATAAAAACCGGTAAAATATTAATTGAGTTATTACCTAAAGAACTTAGAGAAGAATTCCAAGAGTTATATGACAAAGAAGATGCAACAAAATAAAACTAGAGAAATAGAAGTAACAGATTCTATTGTAGATACAATTGTAGATAAATTTGTTACTAGAGCTAAATTTGGTAAAAACAAATACGGAACTGACTTAGATAGAACTGACTTATCAGTAGTAGACTGGATTATACATATCCAAGAAGAACTTCATGATGGTATTTTATATCTAGAAAAATTAAAACAAACTCTAAGTGGCAAATAAAATCCCACAAATACTAAAAGAGATTAAAAAATATAAAGTTTCTGAGATAAATTATGCTACTCAAAAAACTATATCTTTTAGTCAAATTCAAACCTATTATCAATGTCCTAAAAAATGGGCATTACAATATAGAGATGGGCATGGGATAACAGACTATTCAATTCATATGACTTTTGGAACTTCAATTCACGAAGCTATTCAACATTATCTAACAGTTTTATATGAAAATAATGCTAAAACAGCCGATGAAATAGACTTAAATACTTACTTCAAAACCCGATTCTCAGAAAATTATTTAAAAGATTATAAAAATAATAAAAAAGTTCATTTTAGTGACCCAGCAGAAATGGGTGAATTTTATGAAGACGGAGTAGCTATATTAGATTTTCTTAAAAAGAAAAAAGGAGCATATTTTAGTAAAAGACATTGGCACTTAGTAGGATGTGAGATACCATTAGTGGTTTCGCCTTTACCCCGTTTTTCTAACGTAATATACAAAGGCTATATCGATCTCGTATTATACAACGAACACTCAAATAAATTTTATATTTACGATATAAAAACATCAACTGGTTCTTGGGGTGATAAGCATAAAAAAGATAAAGTAAAAACATCTCAATTATTATTTTATAAAAGATTTTTTGCTCAACAATATAATATCCCTGTTGAACAAATAAATATTGAATTTTTTATAGTAAAACGTAAAATTTGGGAGCAAAGCGAATTTCCTCAATCAAGAATACAAACATTTAAACCATCAGACGGGAAAAATAGTATGAATTATTCTGCTAGGTTAGTAAAAAATTTTATAGAAGAATGCTTTAATCCCGCTAGTAAACATAAAGACACAGATCATCAACCCCAACCATCCGAACATTGCAAGTGGTGTCCTTTTAACAATAGATCTGATCTTTGTAATAAACAATCAATTCTTTAAAATTTTAACAATATGTATATTCAAATATACGTTATCTAAAAATAAAAATTATGAGTACAAAAGCAGAAAAAATACTAACAAGCGTAAAGGTGCAAAGCGACTTGTTTGAAGAATTTAAAATTTCATGTGTGAGATATAAATTTTCACTACAAAAATTAACAGACCGATCTATCCATCTTTACTTAACAGATGAATCTTATCGAAAAAAAATACATTCTCATTTAATTAATCTTAAAAAAGAAGATTAGATTTTGTTAGTTTTTTTGTTAGTTTTTTAAGTTTTATAATATTTATAATTGATGGGAAGAATTAAAAAATATCTTACTAAGGATGAAAAAATTCAAGCCCAAAAAGAATGGAGTAAAAAATATTATTGGAAAAATAAAAAACAAGAAGATGAAAAAGCAAAACAACGATATAGAAACAATAAAAATATACTATCTTCATAAAGGTGATAATATTCCTTTTTATGTAGGTAAAACTATTAATCCAAAAAATAGAGAAAAACAACATAAATTTGAAAGAGAAGAATCTGTTAAAATGGTTATTATAGAAGAAGTTAAAAAGGATAAATGGAAACGCAGGGAATCCTATTGGATAGAACAATTTATACAATCGGGGTTTGTTTTAGAAAACAAAAATAAAGGAGGAGGAGGTCCTTTAGGAGGCGCTCCTAAACCTCAAGGCTTTGGTCTAGGGAGAAAACATAGTACCTATACTAAACAAAAAATAAGCCAATCTAATAAAAATAATAAAGGCCCTATAGGAATTAAAAGAAGCGTTTTTACTAAACAAAAGATAAGTCAAGCTAATTCAAAACCTAAACCTGAAGGATTTGGAGAAAAAATTAAAAATATTAAAATTAATAAACCAAATTATAAATCCCGAAAACCTATTATTCAATATGATTTGCAAGGTAACTTTATTAAAGAATGGGATAGTGCTACAACTATTAAAAAAAAACTAAATATTAACAATGTTAGTATTATGCAGTGCTGTAGAGAAATAATTAAAAGTTCTCACAATTATATTTGGAGATATAAAAAATAGATAATATATTACAATCACAACATTTTAAAAAGTTTTTATGAATAATAGTTTTAAATATCTCCCCCCCGAAAAAAGAAAAAAAATTCTTTTAATATGCGATGATATTCGTGTGCATTCGGGGATAGCTACTGTAGCTAAAGAAATTGTTCTCCACACAGCCCAACACTTTAATTGGGTTAATATTGGAGGAGCAATTAATCATCCCGATGAAGGTAAAAGATTTGATTTATCCCCTAATACTAATGAACTTACAGGATTAACTGATAGCTCTGTATTTTTATACCCTGTTACTGGGTATGGGAATCCTGAAATGATCCGCCAACTTATTCAAATAGAAAAACCAGATGCTATAATGTTGGTTACTGATCCTCGTTATTTTATTTGGTTATTTCAAATTGAAAATGAAATTAGAAAGCGTATCCCAATAGCATATTTAAATATTTGGGATGATTATCCTGCCCCTCATTATAATAAAGCATTTTATGAAGCATGCGACTTGTTAATGGGGATTTCAAAACAAACAGTAAATATTAATAAACTTGTTTTGGGCAATAAAGCAAAAAATAGAATTATAAAATATGTTCCTCACGGATTAAATCACGAAATATTTAAGCCATTAGAACAAGAAAATTCTCAACTTATAGAATTTAAAAAACAATTATTTGGAAATAAAAAATACGATTTTGTTTTATTTTTTAACTCTAGAAATATTCGTCGTAAACAAATTCCTGATTCTTTATTAGCGTATAAATTATTTATTGATTCATTATCTGATGAACAAGCTAAAAAATGTGCTTTTGTATTACACACAGCAGTGATAGACGATGCAGGTACTGACCTAGAAGCAGTTAGAGAATTATTACTAGATGATGATAAGTATAATATCATATTTTCTAGTATGCCTCTTTCTCCTGAACAAATGAATTTACTTTATAACAGCTCAGATGCTCAAATTTTATTGACATCAAATGAAGGATGGGGTTTATCATTGACAGAAGCCTTATTAGTAGGCAATCCTATTATAGCTAATGTGACGGGTGGTATGCAAGACCAAATGCGTTTTGAATTTGAAGATGGTAAATGGATTGATTTTGATGCTGATTTTCCTTCCAATCATAGAGGTACAATTAAAAAACACGGCGAATGGGCTTTTCCAGTTTACCCAACTAGTAGAAATCTTGTAGGTTCTCCATTAACTCCATATATTTGGGATGATTTATGTAGTGCTGAAGACGCTGCTAAACAAATAAAAGTAATATATAATTTAAGTAAAGAAGAACGTAAAGCTAAAGGATTAAAAGGTAGAGAATGGGCTTTAAGTCAAGAAGCTGGTTTTACAAGTGAAATTCAAGGTGAAAGAGTAATAAATGCTTTTAATGAATTATTTGCTACTTGGCAACCTAGAGAGAAATTCGAATTAATCAACGCAAATACACACCCAAATAGAGTTATAAACCATAAAATAATATATTAATGAAGCCATTATTTATAATTAGTTGCCCTATAGACACATATTCTGGTTATGGGAATCGTAGCCGTGATTTAGTAAAAGCTATAATTGAATTAGATAAGTACGATATAAAAATATTACCTCAAAGATGGGGAGGAACACCTTGGGGATTTATTCAAGATAATCCCGAATGGGAGTTTTTAACTAAACACATTTTACCAAATGGCCAGATCCCACGTCAACCTGAAATTTGGGCTCAAGTAACAATCCCAAACGAATTCCAACCAGTAGGAAAATTTAATATTGGATTTACAGCAGGTATTGAAACTACAGTTTGTAATCCTACTTGGGTTGATGGGTTGAATAGAATGAATTTGAATATTGTATCTTCAAAACATACTAAAGATGTATTTTTAAATGCTAAATTTGAAGAAAGAAATCAACAAACAAATCAAGTTGTAAGAACAATTGCTCTTAAAAAACCAGTAGAGGTTTTATTTGAAGGTGTAGATTTAAATATTTACAAACTTATAGAAATACATGCTAAAAACGATTTATTTAATTCTATAAATTCTATCCCTGAATCATTTGCTTATTTATTTGTAGGGCACTGGTTACAAGGAGACATCGGAGAAGACAGAAAAAATGTAGGTTTACTAATTAAAGCATTCTATGAGGTATTTAAAAATAAAAAACAAAAACCAGCCTTAATTTTAAAAGCATCAATATTGGCTGGCGCCTCATATGTTGATCGAGAAGAAATTCTTAAAAGAATTAAACAAATCAGAAAAACAGTTAATTCTAAGGATTTACCAAACATTTATTTATTACACGGTGAATTTACAGATAGTGAAATGAATGAAATTTATAATCATCCTAAAGTAAAAGCTATGGTTAATTTAACTAAAGGTGAAGGATTTGGACGCCCATTACTTGAATTTACCCAATGTAAAAAACCAATTATAACAACTGCTTGGAGTGGTCATACTGATTTTCTTGACCCTCAAATGTCTACTTTGATGGGGGGCCAATTAACCCCGGTACATCCAAGTGTAGTTAACGATTGGGTAGTAAAAGATAGCCAATGGTTTTCAGTAGATCAAGGCCAAGTAGGTCACTACCTAAAAGATGTATTTGAAAATTATAAAAACTACACTGATGGAGCTAAACGTCAATCATATAAAGCTAAAACTGAATTTAGTTGGGATAAAATGAAAGAAAAAATAGGACATATTTTAGAGGGTAATGTACCTGAATTTCCAAAACAAGTCCAACTAAAGCTTCCTCAACTTAAAAAAATTGAGTTACCTAAAAAACCTACTTTACAAAATGGATAATTTAACTATATGCCCTTGTCAAAGACAAAGTGATGCCTGTTACATGCAAGAAGTATCGCCCGAAATCAAAAATTATATGTGTTACGGGTGTGGATTTATTTCAAATTCATTAATGAAAGAAGGGGAAAGATTTTATGAAGAACAAATAGAAGTACTTCCTGAATTGTATAAAGATCTATTTTGGACAGACGAAGATGGAAAAATATGGATGCCCTCGGTGGTAAATGAACCTACTAAAGGTATGGTGTTTGCTAATGGTTCGTCAACATCAAACTGGATGTGGGGAGCAGTACAAGCTGTACCTGTAAAAGATGAAGAAAAGGAAAAATATCCTATTCCGGGGAAAAAAGACCAATACTACCAATTTAGAATGGATATGTCTACTTTAAAGAATTTTGATAAATTTGGCTTTATAGATGCTCTTTCGTATATTGGTGTGTTACCTGAATAAATTATGAAAATTAGTTATGGAATTACAGTAAAAGATGAACTAAACGAATTACAACGTTTAGTTAATTTTCTTACAGATAAAAAACGAACCGAAGATGAAATCGTAATTTTATACGATTCAAAGGGTGGAAGTAAAGCTATAGAAGAATGGCTAAGAGCTAATTCTGTAGCAAGCCACGAGTACAGATGGCATAGTAAAGATTTTGATAATCATTTTGCTGATCATAAAAATCACCTAAACTCATTATGTAATGGTGATTTTATATTTCAAATTGATGCCGATGAGATTCCACATCAATACTTAATCGAAGAATTACCCTCCATACTAAAACACAATTCAGCAGTTGATTTATATGCTGTAGCAAGAGTTAATACTGTAGAAGGTTTAACTCAAGAACACATTCAAAAGTGGGGATGGAATGTAAACGAAAAAGGATGGGTGAATTGGCCTGATTTTCAAACTCGTATTTATAGAAACACCTCTGAAATAAAGTGGATAAATAAAGTACACGAAAGACTTGATGGGCACAAGCAATTTGCTTACCTTCCTATGGAAGAGGATTGGGCATTATATCATCCCAAAACAATAGAACGACAGGAAAAACAAAATAATTATTATAATACACTATAATGGGGCATAAATACGAACCAATACCACATCAAGGTGAATTACACCCTAAAGCTTGGGGATATGAATTATGGATTGTAAATAATGATGAATACTGTGGTAAGCTCTTAGTATTTAATGAAAATAAAAAATTTTCAATGCATTACCATTTGCTTAAAAAAGAAACATGGTATGTAGCTAAAGGTCAATTTGAATATCATTGGGTTAATACTGAAAGCGCAACACCAAAAATGGTTATAGTAAATGAAGGAGATGTTATAGATTTAGAAAGAGGCCAACCCCATCAACTAAAAGCACTAACAGAAGGAGCTACAATATTTGAAATATCAACAAAACATTATGAAGAAGATAGTTATAGAATTTTAAAAGGAGATAGTCAATATGAATAAAAGAAAATATTTACCCACACTAAGTGAATTAGTTGATAGATTATCAATAGTTCAACTCAAAGAAGTGTTTATTACCGAACACAAAGAAGAATATGCTAAAGAAATAGCCGAAATAACCCATGATATCCAGCTTTTATTAGATGAACAAGATGGTAAAGTAACTGCTGAGACCATTCGTGCTATAGTTGTATTATCACAAATGAACCTTCATATATGGCACAATGAGTCAAATTATAGAAAAGGTATTAAAGATGGTAATAATTTAGAATTAACACATGGTTTGAATGGTATTCGTAATGTAGCTAAAAATAAAATACAAGAAGTAGTAGGCGGCAGAAAAGATTATAAAATCGATTGTCTAGCAGCTGAATTTAAAGATTGGGAAATTAGTTGGTAATATGAATAAAAAATTAGCATACAATATAACTTTCCATAACCAATTAGAAGAACTTAAATTTCATTTAGATATTATTCTACAATGGGAATGTAATAAAACAGCAGAGTTTGTTTTAACTAGTGCCCATAAAGAAAATCTATTTAAAATTAAAGATTATTGTATCGCTAATTACCCTAATAGCAAATTTGATTACCTGCACATCACTAAAGACTATGGCTACCACTTAGGAACTTTATTTAATGTTAATGAAGGAATAAAATATATAAAAGATAATAAAGAATATGATTATTTAGTAAATATAGAAGCAGATAATATGTTTTATGATGAAACAAAATTTTTAAATTTATTATCTGAAATGGAAAGTAATAATAAACATTTATTGATTGTAGATTGGGTTACAAGAGGGAGTTATTTGTACACTAATTATCCCAATTTACCTAAATACCATGCTCTTACTACACTAAATATTTATAGCAAATATTTTATAAAAAATCATTATCCTTTAGAATATTATAATGAGATAATTAATTTAGGGTGGGATAACAATATAGGAACTCCTTTTGAAGATTATTTAGGAATAGCTTTTAATAAAAAACATTCTTTAGATGTTGAAGAAAAAATTTTAAAGTATTTTAGTAAATGGGCATATTATTTAAATTATAACATACTTTGGAAAAAAACTTTAAATCACGGAGAATGCATTAAAAATCAAATTAATAATATATGTTGCGATGAATATCTTCCTCAATATACTTATTTTCTTCATGCTCTTATTCCTGATAGATTTGTAAAATACGGAATAGTACTTTTTACAAAAGAATTAGAAACTACTAAAAAATTTATAGAATACTATAAACCTTATTTAAACATTTATGAATACTAACTTTCCTATATTTTCATTAGGTGAAAATAAATATACAAATGATTATGAAACAATTCTTGACTTAGGAAACCAACCTTGGGCAAATAATTTTTTAACCAAAGAAAAACTAGGCACTGAACCTAAATACCCCCTCCAATTAATATATTGCAATCAATCTGAACTGCTCCAATTAAGCTACTTTGTTCCTAAAGAAATAATGTTTAAAGAACATTTTTACCTTTCAGGAACTACTCGTACTTTACTTCAACATTTTTATAATTTAGCCGAAGAAAATTTTGTCCAATATGATCTTAATATTGAAAAAGATATTATTTTAGATATTGGAGGAAATGATGGTTCGCAATTGATGCAATACCAAAAATTAGGTTTTAAAAATACAATCAATTTTGAATCAGCAGATAATATATGTAAATTATCCGAACAAAATAAAGTTGATACTATTAATGATTTCTTTAATGAAACCACTGTTAAAAAACATTTACAACCAGATAGCATTAAATTAATAAACGCTTCAGGCGTATTTTTTCATTTAGAAGAACTAGATAGTGTTATAAAAGGAATTAACTATTGTTTAGAAGAAGATGGTATATTTGTGGCCCAATGCATGTATGTTGGTGCTATGATAGATAATTTAAATTTTGATACTATATATCATGAACATTTATGTTATTATACATTAAATAGTCTTACTAAAATGTTATTAAAGTATAATTTACATTTAGAAGATGCTTACTTTAATGAAATCCATAGTGGAAGCATAATTTGTAAATTTAGAAAAAAACAACATACTCTTACTAATAGAACTTTTAATTTAATAGAAAGAGATAAAAAATATACTTTAGACTCATTTAAAGAATTTAGTATTAAAATTCAAGAAAGAAGATATAAATTAAAAGATTTACTTATAGATTTAAAAAACCAAGGAAAAAGAATATATGCGTATGGGGCTCCTGTAAAAGGAAATACACTATTAAATTATATGGGGATAGATAA